CGGTCCGTGCCATGCCATGCCAAACCAGGAGATGTGACCTACTTCAGTCGTTCCAGAGGCCACCGATCGCAGCTCTCGGGGAACTGGTGCGTGCGTCCATGCACGAGGCACCGCCGACAGTAGGTCTCGCCACGGGACCACAACCTGCGCCAGGTATCGCGGCCGCAGCCACGACAGCAGACGCGTTCACACTGCGGACGATGTTTCGACATCAGAGTCCCTCCCGGCGGCAGGTTGGAGGCGTTGGATTCGAACCACCACACGGCCCCCCGGAAGGGGTTCGTGCATCCAGGTGTCCAGGTGCTTGATCTGGCTGTCGTCGATAAAGGCACCGCCATGCTGGAGTGCATCGAGCAGAGCCTTTTGGGAGTTTTCGGCGTCCCGCTTGCGACGGTCGGGCGGATAGAGATCGAGCCGCACATCCAGGGGACCAACCAAGGGCCGGATCCCCTGGCTGGCCAGCAGCGCACACACCGCTTGCCGGTACATACGTCCGCCGCGGCTGATCAGTACTCGATGACCGACGTGTCGGTAGTAGTGGTTGACGCTGGGGGGAAACCCCAGTTGCAATTCGAGCACGGTCGTTCCTTTCAGGGAGCCAGGATTTCAAACTGCGCCACGTCGAACCGACCGAACGTGGGGCGGAAGTCGCCGACGCCACCCAGGCAGCCGGCAGTGCGAGTCAACTGGTACAACAGTTCGCCCGGCACGAATTGCGGCAGGTTTCCCTGCAGACGGATTGTGGCCCGCCAGCCAGCCCGCAGTGCCGGCCGTACGCGTGTGAGGAATCGCCCCTGGTCGCGGACCCGGCTTCGATGCTCGTAGTCCCACCGCGTGACACCGAGGCTGGCCAGTGGCGTCAGGGTGAGCAGAGCGGCATTGAGCAACTCCCGGGGAGTCATTCCGATGGGAGCGAACACTGGCCGGAACCGGGACGCCTGAATGATCGCCAGACGCAGCGACTCGCCGGGGAGGCACAATTCGCCAGACGAGTCGCGATGCACCCGCGATTCGAGGGAGTCTTGCGATTCGTTCCAGCGGTTGAGCAGGAGGTCGGCCGTGCCGACGAGCGTGACCTGGACGGTGTAGGGAGCCAGGCTGTCCGACTCTGCCTCGGGGGGCTCGGAGGTCTGAGGGCCGGGGTGTGGCAGTGTTCCCTTCAGCAGATTCATGGTGGTCTCCTGGAACCATGGGTGTGAAACGAAAACGGAGCGCTCGGGCGACGGCCCGAGTCGCGGGAGGTCTACCGACGCCAGGGGGGGGTGGACGGCGTGGGGGGAGCCTGTTGGGGCTGGGCGGCGACTGGCATGCGAGTCGTGTACCCTTTGATCTCGTTGGTGATCTCGTCGGTGTCGGGGCGGCGTTTGCACCGCACCTTGACCACCACCGGCAGGTTGTGGAGTTCGCACGAGTCGCGGGGCTGCAGGACGCCGACGGCCCGGCACAGCGCGGCGAGTTCCGCCTTGGCGATCTGCACAGCGGTCTCGTTGGGGTTGGCCAGGTTGAACCTCGCCCACACGGGACGCCCCTGGTGGTCCCCCTCGATCACCTGAAACTTGATTTCCAGGTACGCGCCGGTCCCCGCCTTGGTCGGTTTCATCTCGCTCTCCGTGGCGACGACGACGTACTGCCCAGCGGGGAGCGGTTCGAGGTCGGGCAGGGGGTCGACGTTGTTCGCATTGAAATTGCCGAGGTCAGCCATGGTGGGTCTCTCCTGAAACAGGGACGTGGGATGTGGACTGGTGCCGGACGATGCCGGCCAACAAGGTGGGCCAGTCCAAGGGGATCTCGGCCTCAAGGCCGTAGCGGTTCTTGGCGACGCACGACGGGCCACCAATGGTTTTGAGAATGCGTTCACCACCGTCTTTCCCGATGGCGTGTGCGGTCGTCCGCTTGCGATTGAACCCGGCCTCTTCCGTTTGCGTGCGGAATTTGCGGGTGGCGAACAGCACCGCGTCAACCCATTCCACAAACAGCGCCGCGGCGTGCTTGTGGAGCCGCGGGGAATAGCGGTCGTACGGGGTTGATTCGGGATCCTCGAATTTCTCGATCTTGGCGTGAGCGATCGCCAGGACGAGCATGCCACGATCGTGGTGCAGTGTGGTGAGTTGCTCAATGATCCTGCGCCAGCCGGTGAGGGCGTGGATGTAGCCCTTGCCGTAGCCGCCATCGACCTTCTCGATCGAGGTGACCCCGTATTTCTGGCACAGGTCGTCCCAGATCAGGCGTTCGAGCCAGTCGAGCGAGTCGATGACGACCGTTTGGTAATCGTGCGACTCGCTGGCCAACTCGTGCAGCGCCGCATGGACGTCGTCGAGAGATTTGGCGAGCGGGAACTTGTGGCAGTCGATCTCGTTGAGACCGTCTTCGGTGGGGATGAAGATTGGTGACGGGGCTTGCGAGGCCGCGGTACTCTTCCCCGCGCCCTCCCCGCCGTAGAGCAGCAGCCGCGGCGGCATGGCCGTACGTCCGCGCTGGACCTGTGACAAGAGACTCATGAGAAACTCCCAAAAGGAATGGTGAATGGGCGCAGCCCGGCGTGGTGAGGACTCCTGGCTGCCCGAGAGAGATGGGGATTGCTACAGCACGTCGAGCGGCCGGACCTCTTCGTAGCCGGTCGGCCAGTGCTCGTCGGCGAGGCAGGCGCACAGCCTGGCGATCGCCGCCTGGTTCTCGCGCTGGGCCTGCTTCAAGGCGTCGGGCGTGACACGCCAGACGCCGCAGCGGTATGGCTCCTTCTTCTCGACAGCGATCAGGTGCACGGGCACGTACACATCGAGACGGAACGCCAGCACGGCGCGGTAGAATGCCAGTTGATGGACGTAGCCATAGCGCCGGGCGTCGGCTTCGAACCAGGTCAGGTCGTCACACGTTTTGAGGTCGACGATCCCGATCTGAGAGTCGAACCAGTCCATGCGGATCTGGCAGGGCATGTTGCAGTAGTCGGCACGCACGACCCCTTCCGGCTCGCCGTGGGCGAGAAGTTCCGCTGCGGCGGGGTGCATCCGCACTGCTTCCGTCATGCGGGTGATGACCTCGAATTGGGCGTCGGTGATGACTGGCTTGCCGACCGACTCCGCCCAGTCGCTCCAGGCCTTGGTGTTCTGTCCGTAGGGGGCTCCCGTCTTGGGGTTGACTGGCCCCCCCACAGCGTAGACCGCCTCGAATTGGGGTAACCCCTCGAGGATCATGGTGTGAGCCGCGCGGCCCAACTGAAACGCCGGGCGGTCTTCGTCCGGGATCAGGCCCATCCGCTTGCGATGGTACAGCCGCGGGCATTTGCGAAAGTCGGCCAACTGATGGCTCGACAGGTAATCCTTGGCGTGGGCGTGGTACTCCTCGGCCGGTTCGTGGGTGATGACGGATGGGGGGTGAGCGGCAACCATCGACGTTCTCCTGAGGCGAGGCTGATCCGCGCGGGAAATGTCGCCGCACTGGCGTGCTGACTTGCGACACAGAGCGCAGCCTCTATAGAAGAAATTGCCGCCAAAGCCGAAAGTTCTGTCGGAATTCCGGTCGGTTTACGTGCGCCAAAGATGCGTGAAATGTCACCGGTGACATGCGCACTTTGGACACACATGCTCACTTTTGCCCCTACAGACTTTGTCACCGGTCGTCGGTGAGAATTCGCTCCTTGAACCACGTTTCTGAAGGAGCGAATTGATGAAGAGTCTGAACGAGTACGCCGGCGTCGTGCCGGCCTGGCAGGTGCGACTGGCCACCCGACGAATCCGTTCCTGGCGGTTTCGCGGTGCCGATTTCGACGACGCCCTGCAGGAGGTCGTCCTGGCGCTGGTCGATCACGTTTACGATCCGCGGCGCTGGAACGGAGCGGATGAGCGGCAGGCTGCCCTCACTGTGATCGAACGCCGCCTGGCGATGATGCGGCGCAGTGACATGCGGTATCGGCAGAGAATCGAGAACTGGAGCGCGGACCAGGGAGTGACGGAAGAAGTTCCCACTGCCAAGTGGATACTGCCCCTCGATCTGGCCGGCGTTCTGACTCGGTTGCCCGAGCGATCGCGGCAGGTGTGCCTGCACCTGTCGCGCGGAGAGTCGATCAACGAGATCGCAACGCGGTTGCACACCACTTGGAGCATCGTGC